GACCATACTTAGCTCCGTACTTAGGCATATACGATCAAATGGTTCAAAAGTATCAAGGTAAAATGTATGATAAAAAACCAGAGTATGCACTAACAGCTTTGTGGTGCAACTTCCAACGTCAATATGAATTTAACCCACCACATGACCATGATGGTAAGTTATCGTTTGTAATATATTTATCAGTTCCAGAACCATTACAAAAAGAAAACGAAAAATATAATGGCAAGAGCTGTGGGCCAGGAGGCATACAGTTTATGTATGGTGAAGGCATTAGAGATTGTATAACTTATATGTCATACTTTCCAAAAGACGGAGAGATGTTTATCTTTCCTGCATGGTTGAAACACTGGGTTAGTCCGTTTGAATCTGACGTCGTTAGAGTATCTGTATCAGGCAATGTCCATGACTCAGCACCACTAAACCAGATTAAGAAAGGTACATTGGTAAAAGAATAATGTTTGATAAATATATATACGAGAGTTTACATTTTATAATGAAGTGGTCAGGACAAATTAATTCTTGGGCATGGCGTAAGCATGCTAAAATACTTAGGGCTAAACAAAGCGTTGAGATGGAAGCACTAATCAGGAACCAAGAGAACAGTGCTTACCTGGAGGAGTTGAAGAGAAAACTATGAGTGTAGCTGATGGATTTGGTATGTTTTTCTTTGGTATGGGTTGTTTTACGATCGGTATGATAATAATTTATATAGTTATAAAGGATCTAAAATGACAATGAGTGATAAGGATATTGAAGAGTATCATAACATTGGTCGAAGTATCAAGCATAGTGAGAAGTACACCTACATTGATGCAACACGGTACGAGGATCACGGATCACGGCTCTATGATGTAAATGGTACTAGACTTCCTTCAGTGACTACGATATTAGGGGCCACCAAAGATCAACAATTTTTAAAAGACTGGAAGGCCAAAGTTGGAGAAGCAGAAGCAGAACGAATCAAAAATCTTAGTAGTAGGAGGGGGACTGCCATGCACAAATTCCTCGAGCATTATATTCTCGGAACTGGGTACAATGATCTTACAGAGCTCGGACAGAAGGCGAAAACCATGGCCGAAAAAGTTATTGAAATGGGTCTCGCACCAGTTAAAGAATGGTACGGCTCGGAAGTCACGTTGTATTATCCTGGGCTATACGCTGGGTCTACTGACTTGGTTTGCTTACACAATGGCAAAGAATCTATAGTAGACTTTAAACAATCGAATAGACCTAAGAGAGAAGATTGGATTGAAGATTACTATATGCAGATTGCGGCATACGCCATGGCTCACGACTATGTACATAATTCTAAAATTGAACAAGGTGTAATAATGATATGTACACCTGACCTATATTACCAAGAGTTTATTGTAAGTGGGGCCGAATTAAGGCAATGGAAACATAAGTTTTTAAAAAGATTAGACATGTATTATGACCTAAAACATGATGAGAAAGAACAAGCAAAAGTTAATATTACAAAGGAGGACTTTAATGAATGATCAGTTGTTTAGAACTCTTCTAAAGAGATATGAATCTATTATTGAAGATGCTATGTACAAGATACAATCTTTCAATGAGAATAATATAATTATACCTGAGCATATAGATATCACAGGTGAAGTTGACAAACTATTACAAATTGTTGCTGAAGCTGAAGATAAATTATCAGTGATGAGAAAATATTATACCAATAAAAACGAGAAAAACGTCCTATAAAACTGCGACCCCTGAGGGGTCGCAAGGGGTCGCAAGGGGTCGCAAAACAGGGTTTGGGGTCGCAAAAAAGTGGTCAACTGTGGCAGAAATGTGGCTTTTTGGTCATTTGGCCACAATTTGGCCATAAAACTGCGACCCCTAAAGGCGTTTTCCGAACCCTGCCGAACCCTCCCGACCCCCCAGGGGTCGCTACTTTTTGCCAGTAAAATCAACACTAATAGGTCAATTTCAGTGTTTTGCGACACTTCCCAAATATTTTTTTGTAAGCGCGTGTTAAAATATAATTTGTCATATAGGGGTCGCAGATGTAAAAAGAAGTATGCCTAAGAAAAGAAGAAAAGCTATCATCACTGAAACAACTCCTGATATACCTTTTCAGAAGGTCAGAGTGGAGTGGGTCGATTGCGTAAGTGATTCTGGCTGGGCTAATGAAAAAGAATTTAATAAAATGAGTTTAGCTAAACCTATTAATGAAGGTTGGTTATATTCTAAAGATAAAATTTCTATAAAATTATTTGCATCTTATGATAAAGATGAAGATGGAATTACTTTTGGTGATCGGACGATGATTCCTCGACACTGGGTAAAGAAGATTCAGAAGATTTAGATGGAGTCACATCAATTATCTGTGAGTAGTCGCTTAAAATCTGTCTCATTTTTGCTTCTAGTTCTTGTTCTGACAAGTCCTCTAGTTTTCCTGTTTTTATTATTTTCCTATCTATGTATAATCCTGCTGCTTTTCCTCTGTTTGTTTCCGCATTCACTGCTGAAGAGAATGAACCTTTTTTTAAAGCCAATTCTTTAATACGATCTAGCTCTGCAATATGGCCATCAAATGTTACCATATATTTCTGTAATTTTTCTTCTCTAAGTTTACCTATGTAGTCTACAACCAAGGGGTGCATCTTTGGATTTGTTAATTCATATCCTTCTTGACTAGATCTATTTGGACTAAAACCTGCTAGCTTTGCGGCTTCAGTTTTTGTCACTGGTCTGCCTTCCGCATCTCCAAATACTAGTATTTCAGCAAATTTACGTTGTAATTCTGTTAATCTTTTTGGTACTCCCATATTTGACAATTTACGATAACTGTCCTATAAAGTCAAGGTATGAAAGATGACATAGAAGATCTTAAGTTAAAGATAGAAACTTATAAAGAATTAATGGGTGATACTAAAAAACTAAAGTGGGAAGTTAAGAAATTAGAGAGTGAAATAATTAAAAAGGATAATTTAATTAAAGGTATGAAACAAATCATAACTGACCTGTCGGAGAAGAAATGAGAGTACAAGATTTACAACAATTTTTAAGTTCATTTACTGAAGGATCTGATGCTGTTAAAAACGCAGTTATATTTGTAGAGTTGAATGGTAAGCTACATGCAATCAGACGTATGGAAGTTCATGAAAATGTTCAGCCGATAGTAGGTTTTCCTGGACATCATGGTCATAGACTGGTATTAAAAACTCAAAAAGCCTCCTCACTTATCTTGCCTGATAAGCTCGCAGAAGACTACTAATACAAAACAGGATTTAACTTGAAGACCGAATGGCGCCAGAAGCTAAACTTTATAAGAAACTTAAAAGTGTTTCAAAGAATATCGTTTGGACTAGACTTGAAAACCTTAGCCTACTTGGTACTCCCGATCTATTGGGCTATAATAATAACTGCAACTTTTTCACAGTAGAATTAAAAGTAGCTAACGGCAACAGAGCTCGCCTGTCCCCTCATCAAGTATCGTTTCATTTCCAACATCCTAAAAATTCTTTTGTGCTTGTGCAGTGGAAAGATAAACATTTGTTATTTGAGGGTAAGCAATCGCTTGCGCTTGTAGATTCTTCGTTGTCATCGCTTGATCCTATTGTTGATTCGCTTGAAGATTGTGTGAAGTATTTGTCTAGCTTGTAGGTTTAACTCTATAATCACTATAATAATATTTAGATGTAGTGTTTGGGTCATTATTCCAATCATCCACATTTTCTCTTAATTCTTTTATAGCTTGTTTTCTAGTATCAAAATATATTAGCTTGTCATCTTCATCACGCCATACATTTTCAAAGCCATAAATAAATTTAGTTTGTACTTCATATCGTTGTGTCATTAATATATCACTCCTAACTCTTTTAATGTTTTTACTTGCTTGTCTGTTATTTCTGTTTCCGAATAAACCTTGATAGCGTTCTGCATCCAATCATCCCAAAAACAATTTTCTTTTAACTCATCTTTTTTAGTGATACCCCAAAATTCTTTGCAATATCCCCATTCACTTTTTTTCTTATTAAAAAGCATATAGTCTATGTGTTGATACTCTCCAATTTGACATTCAAACTTTACTAAATAATTTTTCATTACTTCTCCTCTATTATTTTTACTATTTCGTTAAACTCATCTTCTGCTTTGTTTTCAAAATCATCATCCCAATTCTTACTAGAATTAATTTTACAAATTTCTAAAACTTTTTTAAGTTTATCTTTGTATGGATTAACAACTTCAAACGCTCGGTCATAACCCCGCTCCTCTGCAAGATCTTCATCTTCCCATATGCTTAAGCCTGCGCTCTCACACTCTTGTATTATAACCTCTTCCACCTCAAATGCGGGTGTCATATCATTCATACAAAAATAATGTTCTGGTAGTTTATATTTTTTCTTCTTCATTACTTTCCCCCTCTTCCTCTTCATCATCTTCAAAGTTTTCTGATAAATCCCAATTATTTAATGCATTACAAAGACTATCCATATCATTTGCATTAAAATTAATTGTTGCCATATCTTTATCATTATCATCTTTTGTTGTGTAAAAAGTTCCACTCTTTGCACATTTATATATTACTC